ACAAGGGCAGTATAATGATAGATACTGACTATTATGGTAATGAACTTAAATGGTTTATTGGTGTTGTAAAAGATACTAACGATGTTAACAACCGAGTTAGAGTAAGAATATTTGGTATTCATCCTGATGACGATTTTGAAATAGAAGAAACACCTGCTGGTAATTCTACTACTCCTCAAGATAGTACAAGTCCTCAGATATTAGTTCCTAAAGATAATCAAACTGCTACTGGTCAATCTACTTCATATAATTTTCAAAATATTACAACTTTAGCTAAAGTACAACCTGATTATACTAATTACCCAACTCCTTCTGCACAATCATTAGATAGTAAAATATCGCCTAGTTTTTCATTAGGCCAATTATCAGTAAAGACTACATCTGTATCCGGTAGTACTATTCAAGGTTATAATCAAGGATATTTAAGTAAAGATGCTATTACTAATTTACAAGTGTTATCATTTAATACTCTAGAGCCTATTAAAACCCAATTTCCTAATTTAAAGGTACATAGTGGTTGGAGATGGATGTCTAGTGAAGCTGATAGAAGTGCTTCAGGCGGAAATCACCCTAAAGGATATGCTGCAGATATATCAGTAAGCGGTATGTCCTGTTTAGAACTAGCACAATGGTGTTTAGTAAATTTAAAAGGTCGGTTTAACCTATTACTTTTAGAACATATGGGAAGTAGTAGTTGGGTGCATATACAATTAGGCGGCAATAGCGGACAAGGTACTACTAGTAATCCGCTATGGGGAACATATTTTGTTGGAGGCGGCACGACAACTAAAACTTATAATAAATTTATAGAGAGAGGCTAAGATGAAAGTAGAACAAGCAATTGGATTAGGTCTGGCTATTAGACAAGGGTGAATTGCAGGTAGGCTTTATAATCCTACTTATAGTTTTTTTGGTAATAAAAGTTTTCCACCTCCGCCAGATAAAACGATGGCAGAAATTCATGGTGGTACTTATGGTATGTTATTAAATAAAAATATTAGAATTCCTTCCAATATTATAGCACTTAATCCTTTAAACATGGCCCCTACTATAGCAGGATTTAAATACTTTGGCCAAAATCCTGCTTTTAGAGTATCAATGGATATGCCTTTTGCTAAACCAATTGGCAGTTTTACTTCCGCTATAAGTGGGTGTGCAAGCAATATATTTTCAATGTTAAATAATATTTTACTTATGGCAAAACAAGGTATATCCTTACTATCGGCTATTGCTGTTATGCTTACAGGTAAATTTATTACTAATATAGCAACTCCACTATTAGGATTTCTTTCTAGTACTATTGGCACATTAGGTATTATTCTAAGTGCAGCGGGTGTTTTATTTTTACCATCATACGCAGTAAGTTCTGCTAATGGTTTAACAGATAGTATAGGAGGATATTCTAATTATTATATTAATTTAACTGATAAAAATTCTCTTGTACCTTTTGTTAGTTCTTTATCATCTATTTACTCAACTACTTCTGATGGCAATTCCTATACAAACTCACCTTTTAATACTGATCTTGTAAGTCAAGCCGCTGTTCTAGCTTCTGAGGTAAGAATGAGCCTTAACTTAACATCACCAATTGATTATCAAATTTCTAATGAAGAGCGCGCTCCAGTATTACAAAATCTATATGGTTCTCTTGAGCGTTCTTATGAACTAATACCGTAATTTTTCCTAAATAATATAAAATAGGAACTAATAATGTCTTCACCTACTGCTAATATTTTTAAAAAGAGTGTTTCTTATAGCGATTTTAGATCTGATCTATTACATCCTGCTAAAAGAGATCTTATAGTTTTACAGAACGAAGATGCAATTATTCGTTCTATTAAAAATATTTTGCTTACTAATAAATATGAAAGACCTTTTAGGCCAGATTTTGGTGCTAATCTTTCAGCGCTCTTATTTGAAAATATATCTGCATTTACAGAACTTGAAATTAAAAAAACTATTACTAGTGCAATTAACAATTATGAGCCAAGAGCTAATATTATATCAGTTATTGTAAGCGCAGCTTCAGATATAAATGCTTATAGTGCTACTATTGTTTTTTCGGTTATAAATAAAATAGATCCTATAACTTTTAATGTAATTCTTAACCGCGTTAGGTAAAAAATGGCTAATAATAGCTTTATTTCTACTTCTGATCTAGATTTTGATTCTTACAGAAATAATTTAGTTACATATTTAAAGAACCAAGCTATCTTTCAAGATTATAATTTTGATGGATCAAACATCTCTGTACTATTAGATATTTTATCTTATAATACTACTCTTAATGCATTCTATCTTAATATGGTAGGAAGTGAAATGTTCTTAGATACATCACAATTAAGAGAATCGGCTGTCTCACATGCAAAAGAACTAAACTACATTCCAAGATCTAGATCATCTGCTCATGCTACTGTTACTATTAATGCTAATCCTGGTGATGCATCTGCCTCTGTAGTCATACCAAAATATTTTAGATTTTCTACTACTATTAATGGCAATCCTTACATATTTACAACCGATGAAGCGCTAACAGTTACAAGTACTAATAATTACGCTATTACTAATATTAATTTATATGAAGGTCGAGTATTAAGCGAATATATTAATAAGAATACCGTTGATACAAGATTTATTTTAAGTTCAGCTAACGTTGATACAAGTTCTGTTGAGGTTTCTGTATATGCAACCTCAACCTCAGCCACTGCAAATAGCTATACACTTGCTACTAATCTTTACGGATTAAATGCTAACTCTCAAGTATTTTTTGTTCAAGGATATGGTAATAATCAATATGAAGTAGTATTTGGTAATGGTACTACTGGAAGACAAGTTCAAATACCTAATCTTATAAAAGTAACTTATAGAGACACTTCAGGATTAGACGGTAACGATGCTAGTGCTTTTACAGCAGTCGATAATCTCGTAAACTCATCAAGTACTAATTTTCAACCTACCGTTACAGTAACAGCTTCTTCTTCTGGTGGTAGTGAGAGAGAAGATATTAGTTCTATTAAATTTAATGCTCCTCGTTTTTATGCTACTCAAGATAGAGCAGTAACAAAACAAGATTATATTTCTTTAGTAAAAAGTAATTTTCCATCTGTACAAGCGGTAGCAGTTTACGGAGGCGAAGAACTTATATCGCCTGATTACGGCTCTGTTTATCTATCCATTAAACCTTATTTTACTACGCTTATTTCAGATACATTAAAAAATGATATTCTTAATTATCTTTCTGATAGAACTGTTCTTTCAATAACACCTAAAATTGTTGATCCTGATTATTTTTATATTGATGTTGTAACTAGCGTATTTTATGATCCTACAAATACTACATTAAATATTAACGATATTACAAGTTTAGTAAGAACATCTATCAGTAGCTTCTCAGCAACTAATTTATCAGATTTTAGTTCTAATTTTAGATACAGTAAATTTATTTCTTCTATAGATAACGCTGATAATAGTATTGAGGGTAGTGATACTACTACAAGAATGATTAAAAGAATAGCGCCTACGCCAACCGTAAGTACTAATTTTACTATTGATTATAATAATGTTTTAAATACAAATTTAAAATCATCTACAATTATTTCTAATTCATTTACTTACACATTAAATAGTATAGATTATACTGCTTATCTTAAAGATGATGGTAATGGAATTATTGTAGTTATTAATCAATTAAACGATGCAACTATTGATACCGTAGGCACAATTAATTATACTACAGGTGAATTAGCATTAAATAATTTTACAGTTACTAATTATACAAATTATATTTCAATCTATGCTAATATTTTTAATAATGATATAACTTTAACAACCAATCAAATATTAAATATTGAACAAACAGATGTTACAATAACAGTAAGCACAACTCAATAATGGCTCTAATAGTTCCAAACACAATTTCAACATTTATTAAGTCGCAGTTTCCAAGGCTGTATGACGAAGATGGTATTGAGTTTGAAAAACTTTTACAAGCATATTATGAGTGGACAGAATTATCAGCTGGTGCTTCAGGTAATAATGCTACATTTGCGTCTACTGCTATTGGCAATCCTATTAACACATCGAGAAATCTTTTTAATATTAGAGATGTTGATACTACTTCAAATACATATTTTTCTCACTTTCAAAATAAATATCTTTACGGTATTCCTAATACTTTACCTGGTGATAAAAGATTCTTTATTAAACATGTAATTGATATTTATAGATCAAAAGGTAATATTCAAGGTTATAAATTACTCTTTAAATTATTCTATAATGATGAAGTAGATATATATTTACCTAAAACTGATATTTTTAAACCTTCTGATGGTAATTGGGATTCTCCAAAATATTTAGAAGTAGTAGATAATCCAAATAATATTTCTTTAGTAGGTAAAATTATTGAAGGTAGCGCTTCAGGCGCAAAAGCCTTTCTACAAAGTTATGTAAAAGAATCTAATAATGGCTCAATAAATCATTTATTTTTCTTAAGTAATATTATTGGTAATTTTTCTGCAGGTGAACATATAAGTGAAGAAAATACTACTGATTATGATACTATAGTTGATAATCCTTTTATTATAGGATCAATATATAAATTAGATATTACTGAAAATAATAATGACTTTGTAATAGGCGATGTTATTAGCGCTGTAGATGGTAATGGTATTAATGCTGCATTTAGAGTAAAAAGTACTTTATTTGGTACAGGCGTTTTAAGATTTACACTAATTGAAAACGGAACTTATTACAGTACAGATGCTGAAGTTATTATTTCTAGAAGACCAAAAAGTTATGATACTTACTTAAATAATGTTTTACTTTATATTCACGGAACTAATAGTGAAGTAAAGGATAGTTCTTTATATGAAAATTATACTGTAGGTATTAATAGCAGCACAAACACTTCTTTTATACCAATAAGTGGTACTACCTCAAGTATATCATTTTCTAACAATAGTTCTTTTATATCTTCAACCAATACTAACGTTAGTTTTAATTTAAGTAATAATTTTACTATTGAAGCTTATATATATCCAACAAGTTTAAGTTATTATAATACACTGTTTAGTGATATAACAGGATTAGATACAGTCTCTTTAAAAAATTACGGTAAAGAAATAGATTTTTATATTAATGGTATCCGTTATAATTATACATTATCTAACCCAGTAAGTTTAAATAGTTGGACCCATATTGCGTATGTTAAAAACGGAACTGATAACAAATTTTATATAAGTGGGATTAAACAATTTACTTTTACTATGAGTAGTTCTTTTTTTTCTAGAGCAAGTAAAATCTTAATAGGTTATCAATATAATTTTATTAATGATATAACTGATTTTAATATAGATAATTTAAGTAATTTCGGTCAATTTGTTGGATATTTTTCAGAAATACGTATATCTAATATTGCAAGATATGATTTAAATTATACACCGTACTTAACTGTTCCTTCAGATAATAGTCCTGTTTTGTCAGGTAGAGGCGCTGGCTTTTTATTAGGTCAACTTTCAAGTAGCGCTAATATATCTCTTAATACTGATTTTACATATACTACTAATAATTATTTAACTAGTAATTTAGCCACTTCTTCTACTATTACTGGATTTTCTAATCTTAGTATAAGATCAAATAGTGCTAATACTATAGGTAATACTTTAACCTTTAAGACATTTACTTTAGGAATACCTAAAGTTCTTATTAATTACACTCAAGGTGCTAGCTATGTCTATACACCAGATATTAATGTTAAAGATCTTTCGCATTCAAGAAATTTTATTAGTGGGACAATAACTTTTGCAAATAATTCAACAAGAGTTACAGGGGTAGGTACTAGTTTTAAATCAATACCAGTACCTTATCTTTATTTTTATGAGAATAAAAATGATAATACTTCTAATACCTCATTAAAAATTATTAAAAATATTGCCAATAATACCTTAATGTTCCTTGA